GCAGCGCACAACCTCTGGCCCGCTGTTTGGCAAGTTTTGCGGTTGCGGTCCTCGGCCTGCAAATCGGCCCGTTCGGTCGGCGCCACAGAACGCAAATAAGTCTCGCAGGCGCCCATCGGCGGAGCGGCGGCGGTCTATGGCAAACAGTTTTTTAACACTGGCCGCGCCTATTAATGCGCGTATTTCTAAAACACGGCGGGCATGGGCTGGCAAGTTTTCACGCTTTAGGGCTTCCTCTACATGGTCGGCGTCAATGCTACTTATGTGTAGCCCGTTAGCGCCTAGCCAGTTTATTATCTTGCCAATCTCGCCCGCGCTTTGTACCCGGCCATCGGTTATACTTATTAGTTCAGCCGTGTACTGCTCAAATGCTTGCTTGACTATCGCTAGGCAATTATTAAGACCGTCAGAGTCAATGTGAACGCCCCGTAAATTGATACATTGGTCTAACAGCCATAATTCTAGTTCATCGGTACTTAAGTCCGGCATAAGAGCAGACACGGCGGATTCTGCTTTGATGTCGCCGACGTTGTAGGCGTAGAATTTAGGCCCATCGACGGGTTCTTCTTCTGGTCTTATGCGCGTTCTAGGGTCTTTTTTTGTTGGATTACGCGGTTTTGTTAATTTATTAATTAAGCGTTTGCCGTCATCTATTTTCTGATCCGACACTTTTAGTACTTCGGCCAGCTTCGCTAATTTGCCAGGCAATGAGAACGCCCGCGCTTTGGCCATAGAGTCACGCAAAAGCCAATATGGGAGCGCAGGCCAACCCATGCGAGCATGACAGACGTTCGCCCAAATGTACCACTCGAAAGCGCTGTTGTGGGCTTCTAGTAGCCCGAGTTTGGCAATATGTTCGAATAGTTCAACAGGTGGAGGCATGGATGGAATCCACATTCTTGCGCCTTGGCCATCTTTTAAATCGTACGCCAAGCTAAGCACTTCCGTCGATGGATGCTCAGAGTATGCGGACGCGCCTACCGCGCCTAGACCATGCGGGGGTGATTTAGTTATCGACACCCATTTGTTGAGCTCATTGTCCCAGGTATAACCCGCCTCGCTGTACGTCTCGAAGTCTAAGTCTGGGAGCACGGTCGAAAAGCCCCACCCGGCGGGTAAGCGGTGGCCAGCTAAGAGCGTCGAAGCGTTCATGTGTAGGACTCGACGTAAGTTTTATGATTCTCAATCTCGCCATCGTCTAAAAAAGATTGGGCCACGGCTTTACTGTACCGGGCACGATTTAACGATCTTTTCCGTGCTTTATTACCACCAAAAGCTCGCGATTGTTTTCGAGCGGTCTTTTTTAACCTTTCAACCCTATCAAGTATGCCCTGCTCGCTCGGGTGCATAACCAGCTTCAATTTACACTTAAAAAGGGATGTTCTGTAAACTAAATCACCTTGTTCAAAACAAGCTTTGTCGCCCAACAACTTGACGGCTGTATCTGGGTTTTCAAATGCAGCAAAAATGCAGGCTATAGCCTCGAGTTCGGCGCACACCAGGGACACATCAACAGCCATAATTAAAGCCCTTCTTTGTCAGCGTCTAGCGCTTGGCTTGAGCCGAATATAAACCTAATAACGTGAAATGTGGCCTTTATTTTGCTTATAAAGCTCATGTTTCGGGCCACTATATACTTTGCATTTTTAACGCTGCCGGGCGCTGCGCTTTTTACGCGGCCTTTTATCAGTCCGTCGTTGTGGGTTAATATTAGGTCCCCGCGTAAATCAAGGATCTGTTTACCGCCTTTTTTGTAGAAATACATGTGCCACCTCTAAATTAAAAAGGACCCGCCGAAGCGGGCCAAGGTCGGAGAAACTACGCGCGCGGTAATGCTTCTATTTGCGCGGCGGTGTAATTAAACGAGAGCAATTGCTCGCTAGTCCACGGGGTCCCGTTTGCGTCAAGATATTTTACCTCGGCCGGTGCTGGTGCCGGTGCTGGTGCTGGTGCTGGCGCGGGTGCTGGCGCGGGTGCTGGCGCGGGTGCTGGCCCCTCTAAAAAGTCTGGGGCAGGTGCAACGTTGCTTGGTGGAGCCATTGCCGGACCTTGTGCGGGGGCTTGTGCTAACGGTGCGGACGTAGCCAAAGGCGTAGCGCTCGCACCGGCGGGCAGTGCTGCAGCGGGTGACGCACCGAAAACAGCGTCGCCGCTTTGACCAATCACAATTTCTTCACCGTAACCAACTAATTCGACCATTGTGTGGTTTAAAAATATACCTGGTTGCTGCGTTGAACCGTTGCCCTTAACGCTGCCATAGATCCGAACATAATAGCCACGCTTGAGCATTAGCGGATCGGTTATTAGCGCGGCGCCGTTGGCGGTGTAGCACTTGGGCGCAAATCCGCCACTAAAGTTTAATATCCAGTTACCTGGAAAACCTTCGCGCTCGCATGGCTTTTTGCCTTTTGTATTAGGCACCACACTATCGCCGTCAATTATTTTAAACGCGAATTTCGGACTAATACAGTTTCCGGCTGCGTCAAAAAGCGACGGAGCGGACGCGCGGGCCACCCCATGTATAAGGCCCCATGTTTCAGCCCAGCCTGGATCAGTTTTAGGAATAGCAATTCCCATGTAAAAATCTACCCGAGGCTGTCCGGCATTGGCGCCGAATTTAATAGTTAAAGGGTTGCCCTCAGCGTCCTTTGTTTGTGCTTCGAAGCAATCGCCTTGTACTAGGCGACCGACGGGGGTTAGTATATTCGTAATTGATGTCATTTTTTAAATACCTGTTTTGCTTTATTTCCATTATCCGGAACTATCTCTAGCCCGGTTCTAGGGTGTGTACTGTATGCCATAATGACGGCATCGTCAATACCTAATTTTTTAGCTTGTATCGGTGTTATCGCGTCGGGTGCTTTGCGTAAATCTAAATTAAGCATATCACCAAGCGCGATGACTTCTTCGACGGGCTTGTCCCACTTCTGACGGCCGATTTTTTGTTCAACGGACCAACCCGGAACCATAGTTCCCTTTTTTATTAGCGCGCTGGCTTGTGTCTCAAATCCCGATTCTAAATATTCCAACTGTTTACGAGCGCGCTTAACAATTGACAATTGCAGGCCAAGCGCGTCGGGCGACAATTCTACCGGTACGGGTTTACTAACAGCCTCATACATACCGAGACCGGCTTTAAGTGCGGCGGGGCAAGCTTGGCGACCCGTGCAGTGTTTGCAGTGGCTACCGGTACGAAACTTAGCGTTAGGGCTTAGTGCTTCGTGAGCGTTAGCATTGAGCGTATTAAAATAAGCCCGTAAGTCGCTAGCAGTTATTACCCATTCGCGAATTGTACCTTCGCGGTGAAAGGCTCGCGGCTGGGCTATGCGTAGATAAACCTTAGTTCTTTGGTCTGTGCGGCCATCAATTCCGTGCAAATCTAACAACCCTGCTAGGTAGTCAATGCCCTGCCAGTTTTCGAACGCTTCGACGACTTCAAAACCATGCTTATAATCCCACAAATAAAGCGCATTACCTGCGGCGTGATAGACGGAACAGTCAGGCGTGCCCCAATTAATTTCGTGAACCTTTGGGATCTCGACGCGTTGTTCTATTCTCAAATGCTCGCCGCCAAATATGCCCGTTTTGCGCATTACGGTAATGACGTCGTCGGCGTATTCCTTAGCAGAGTCGAACATTTCCTCGGTAAATAGTACGCCGTTCGATGCAGTTATCCCGACCCAATCACTCGCCAAATGATTTTGCACTCGATTAGTTTTCGCGTCCGTTATTAGCTGCGCGCCTATCTCATGCGCCGCTGTACCTTCGCGCGAGGCTTGAGACTCTTCGTCGTCAGGGTAGGTCTGCGACATTTGCACCCAGCCAGTACAGCCGTCAGGCTTACCCCAAATATGCGCCGAAGAGGGGGGTAGAATGGAATGCCCCATATTACACCCCCAGGCTTTGCGCTACGGCCGGAATAAGATCAGGGCGCGCCGCTAATAACGGTATTGAACTAAGCCCGATGAAATTAACAGCCGCGAGGACTTGCTCGTTTGTCAGACCTTTGGCAGTGCAAGCCGCCATGAGCGCCGGGAATGTAGTCACCTCTTCTGGTGCTGGTGCTGGTGCTGGTGCTGGTGCTGGTGCTGGTGCTGGTGCTGGTTCGTTTTGAAATCCGAAGAGCTTACGCTCAGCCCCGGTTTCTGCCGCGACTACAAAATCGCGCCCTGCTACTTTAACGCTTTTAATATCCCTACTTACTACCGGCGCAGTACCCGCAGACATAGCCGCGCGTAATTCCGCCTCGACTTCTATAACGAGATCAGGGTCTACGTTGCGCTTTTTCTTCCAGCCGTGAGGTGCTTTGGCTAGTTTACCGCGACCGCTTCCGTGTATTCTATTATCCCACGGTATGCCGTCGGCTAATTCAACCCCAGATGACGCCTCGCCCGCTTCCTTTGCAGAATCCACAAATTCCGGGGTGGTTTCCGTTGCATTTGTCACATGTGGCTGCGTCTGATCCGTGGCTTGTGGCACTTCCGCAACAGGCGCACCGGCCGTCGTCTTTGGGTCGGCGAATACCTCCGGGCCAGATGCAGCGACAGGGCCCGATTTCTCCGTAACAGTAAGCGCAGGCCCCGTTTTTGGGCTAGCGAATACCTCCGCCGCTTCTGCTTGCTCATCTATGTGGTCTTGCCAAGCGGTTCGGCCCTCGGATTCGTTATTAGCGTGGTATGTGGCCTGCTCTATCTCTTCGGGGCTAAACATGGGAGCCGTATCGCTAGAGTTGTCGACTAAGTCACCCTCGTTGTTTTGACCATCACCTCTTGCCGTCCCGTTCACATATTCGTCGCGAGTCATATTAGTCATCGGGTTTTCGTGGGTTATGTCTATCGCCAAGCCATGCAGCATATCCGATGCGCGGGTTAGTGCTGAGTGCGTTAATGGTATTGTGATACTAATTGATTTCATGTTTTTTAAATCCTGTTTAGTTGTTGACAGTGAAAGAGATTAGCGTTATATTTTTGACCTGTCAACACTATAATCATATATTTTTTAAGGAGGCGATCGTGACTGAGTGGACAAAATTGAATGTCATAGGCCCTGCAGCAGAAATTAATAGGCGGGGCCAAGTTAGGCAAAAAGAAATAACTTTAGGAGGCCGCAAATTTACTGATTTTATTCGTAAGGCTTCCATAAATAAGGATGGATACGTGTATTTAGCTTTTAGAGAAAACGGGTTTCAAAAGAATTCGTACGTTCATAGGCTAGTAGCTAATACGTTTATATCGAATCCGTTAAATAAGCCCTTCGTCAATCACATGGATGGCGATAAGCAAAACAATAACCACTCCAACCTAGAATGGGTTACTTCCGCTGAAAACAATAGACATGCACGTGAAACTGGCTTGTCCGTTACGCCCACGGGTGAGGCTAATAGGCTGTCTTTACTTACTAATGAGCAGGTTAGGGAAATCAAAAAACAGTTGTTAGAGGGAAGAAAGCAAAGGGATATAGCGATCCAATTTAATGTGCACTATTCATTGATATCGCACATCAAAGCGGGCCGTAAATGGGGCGAAGTTAAATAATGATCCCAGTACAGACACGCGTAGCGGTAGCAGTCGCCGGACGGTCGCAGCATTTACGGCCGTATCAAGCGAAAGCCAAGTCGGAAATATATGGCGGCTGGGCCAACGGTGCGCCTAATGTGCTCGCCGTGCTGCCAACGGGCGCGGGTAAAACAGTGTTGTTTTCTGATATCATTCACGACCACAAAGGGGCCAGCTGCGCTATTGCGCACCGCCAAGAGTTAGTCAGTCAGATATCACTAGCGCTAGCACGCGACAAAGTCCGTCACCGCATAATAGGCCCTAAATCGGTGGTTAAGTTATGCGTCAATTTGCACATGATGGAACTGGGGGCCAGCTATTATGATCCTAATTCCACTTGTGCAGTGGCAGGCGTCGATACGTTGGTCCGTCGTACCAAAGAGCTAGGCGCCTGGCTTAACTCTGTCACTCTATGCGTTCAAGACGAGGCGCACCACGTATTAAAAAATAATAAATGGGGCACAGCGTTTGCCATGTTTCCGAACGCCAAGGGGCTAGGCGTCACTGCTACGCCCTTGCGTGCCGATGGTAGGGGGTTAGGGCGCCACGTAGATGGCTTATTCGATATAATGGTATTAGGGCCTACTGCGCGAGAATTGATAAATATGGGGTACTTAACGGAATACCGCATATTTGCGCCGCCTTCGGACTTTGTGCGCCCGGGTCAAGACGCAATAGTCGGGGATGGCGATTTTGGAAAAGCTAAACTGAAAGCGGCCGGGCGTAAATCACAAATAACAGGCGACATTGTTAAGCATTACTTGCGCATAGCACCGGGTAAATTAGGGGTTACGTTTACCGATAGCGTTGAAACCGCCGTCGAAGTAGCCGCAAAGTTTAACGCGGCAGGCGTGCCAGCGGCAGCCATTAGCGCTAACACGCCGAACGAAGAACGGATCGCTATAATGCAGCGGTTTAAACGCCGCGAGTTGATGCAGATTGTCAATGTGGATTTACTTGGCGAAGGGGTGGACGTGCCCGCTATGGAGGTCGTAAGTATGGGTCGGGCTACCGAATCATACGCGCTTTATGTGCAGCAGTTTGGGCGGCCATTGCGTTTGTTAGAGGGTAAAAAGTTTGCGCTTATAATCGACCATGTTGGCAACGTGCAGCGCCACGGCCTGCCAGATGCGCGCCGGGAGTGGACACTCGACAGGCGAGATAAAAAAGGGAGCTCGTTAGACTCTGATACCATACCAACGCGCACCTGTTTAATTATGAATGAAGTTACTGGCGTCATATGTGACGCTGTTTACGCCCGCATTCATACCGTTTGCCCTGTTTGTGGCGATAAAAATAAACCCGTATCGCGTAAAAGTATGGAAGAAGTCGACGGCGATCTAATAGAGTTGGACGCCGAAGTCCTGGCCGCTATGCGGGGCGAGGTCGATGATGTCCACATAAGTGCTGATGATTTTAAAAATTCACTGCCCGATAAAGAATTATATAGGCAAGAATTGGTCAGCAAGCACGTACCGTTAATTAATCAGTTAGCTAACGTTAAGCGCTTCGTTGCTAAACAAGAAGTCGAAATACAAAACCACATTGATAGGCTACCCGCACAGCTTATACTACGTGATGCAATGAGTTGGTGGGCCGGGCACCAACGAGCAGCAGGCCGACCTGATAGCGAGAGTTTTAGGCGGTTTTATTTTAAGTTTGGCGTCGACGTATTGACCGCCCAAACATTTAACGCCGGGGACGCTGCAGAGCTAACCGATAAGATTAACGAACAAATAGAAAGAGGTGTTTAAAATGGCTACTAAACTTATGAATGATTTAGATGGGTATAACTGCCCGTGTTGTGGCGCAAGAAGCGGAGCAGAACAGCAAATTTTAGAGCTAAAAAATCAGTTAGATAGTGCAAAGGAATCAATAGTTCAAGAAATGCAATTCAGAGTCCAATTGTCTAAAACTATTGGTTCCTTAAATGTGCAGTTGGATACCGAGAAACGTAGGACAGTTAAAACTACTAAAAAACGTAGGGCCGTTAAAAAACTAGAAGCTAAGTTAGCTAGTGCAAATAAGCGGATCAGTAATGCTCTGGAAGCGTTATATTCTGATGCTGAGGATTGTGCTTACAATGCAAGGTATCAACTGGGGGGTTAAAACAATGAAAGACTTAGACGAAAGCGCGAAAGAACTAGGGCTTAAGCGGCGGTTTTTAGAATCCAACCCGCAGTTAGCCCGAAGAGTAATGCACGAATATGTACGACGGGCGCCGATATCGTGGTTATTAGGCGATAACGAAACGCAGCGGGTTTGCTTTGACGAAAGAGCCGCGTATTTTCCCGACGAGGGTGTAAAGCAATGGACCTTTTACTATAGTGATGGCACAACGGAGATAGTGACCCGTGCTTATGGTCGCGAAAAGCCGTGGGGTGTTTTATGAATTTAATACAATGGGCGATAAAATGGGGTGTTCCTATGGCTGCGGTTGAGGACTTACGCCGCGAGTTTGGACTGGCTAAAACCGATCCCGAACGCCAGGAAGGCCGGAGCGAAAGCGCCGTACAATCGCAGATACGTATTGAGGCGAGTAGCAAGGGGGCGCGCTTGTGGCGTAATAATGTGGGCGGGGCTTACACTGAGGACGGTAGCTTTTTCCGATACGGTCTTTGTAATGAGTCGAAGCAAATGAACGCGGTTTTAAAGTCAAGTGATTTAATAGGCATTAGCCCGCTCTTGATAACTCAAAACCACGTAGGTTCTATAATTGGCCAGTTTTTAGCGAGGGAGGTTAAAGAATCCGTTTGGACGTATTCAGGTACGGATAGAGAAGTAGCTCAGCTTAATTTTTTAAATTTAGTCGCGTCATTGGGTGGTAACGCGGCGTTTGCCAATAGTGAAGGTACATTATGATCTTATTAATATGTGGTGGCCGTTTCTTTAATGATTACGAGGCCCTATGCGCGGCTATGCGTGAACTTCCGTTCGTGCCGGAGATAATAATCGAAGGCGGGGCAAAAGGCGCGGACAGTTTAGCGCGCAGCTGGGCCTCTTCGAACGGCGTACATTGGGCGGAGGTTCCGGCGCTGTGGACAAATTATTATAAAGCGGCGGGTGGCCTTCGTAATTCTGCCATGTTGTTATTGAAACCCGATTATTGTTTGGCTATGCCTGGCAACAGCGGCACTGCGGACATGGTCGCAAAATGTAAAGATAATAATATAACTGTATGGGGGCCTTACGCATGATTTACGCAACGCCGTTCAATAACGCTAATAAGCAAAGCACCGGGCCTTCTCAGGATTCCGGATTTAAAAACCTCGATGATGTGGTCGCCATTATGGGGCCGCCGGATTTACCGCGCACAAAGAAAACGCTCATCTATGGCCAGGGGGATGATCGAGTTATATTCAGTGATTTTCTATTGTGTGTTGACGACTGCGTCACTACGGGTTAATATCAGCGTAATAATAACGAGGAAGTAAAGAAATGAATCAACGTGACAAAGTTAAAAAAGTGGCTGTTTGCATGGTCAAAGGTGAGGGTTTAATCAATTTGTCTCGCCGCCAATTATGTGAGCGTTCGGGTATCCCGGATGGCTCATTCCCGCATATTATGGGGTGCAATTTTTCTGATTTTGTTGAAGAGTTAAAGCTCGAAAACATTCCAGAATTTTCGTACACCGTAAGCAAGACGCGTGCCAACCCAGCGCTACGCAAAGACCACATATTGAATATTGCGGTACTAATGTCGCGGGAGCTGGGTTATACGCGCATTACTCGGGACAAAGTCGCAGAGGGGGCGGGCGTATCCATGGGACTGGTAACGCGGTATTTTGGCACTATGGGGCAGCTTAAGACGGCTATCATGCGCCGGGCCATAAAACAGGGCATTACCGAAGTAATAGCGCAGGGGCTAGCAAACGGGGATGAGCACGCTAAAAAAGCGGACCCTGAATTGAAGGAAGCAGCGATTAAACTATTGGGGGTGTAATATGCAAAATTTACCCGAGGCGCTGAAGCCCCTAGCAGCGTATAAGCAGTTTTGTTTGTATAAGTTAGTTTGGGATGAAGATACTAAAAGCAATAAAAAGTTTCCCATAAGCCCGCATACATGCTTGTCTTACCCGAAAGGCGCTGACTGGCAAAAAGACCCAAGCAGTACGACAGACGCCGGCAGTGCCATTGCAATGGCTGCGCTTTGCGGACCTGAGTATGGCGTGGGGTTCCTATTTACTGCTAATGACCCTTTTTTCTTTGTGGACTTAGATAAATGTTTAAACGCGGACAATATAACCTGGTCTAGCGTTGCAATGGATATATTAGCGCGTTTGCCTAGCGCAGCGGTTGAGGTGTCTCAATCGGGCCGCGGTTTGCACGTATTCAGTCAATACTCAGGCGCGCCACCCGATCACTCATGTAAAAACATACCGTTAGGCTTAGAGCTCTACACAGAAGGCCGCTTCGTTGCCTTAACAGGTGATAATACTATTGGGTCCGCCGGTTATGACCACTCTGCGCATTTACGCGATGTCATAGAGAGCTACTTCGCGCCTAAATCAGCAACTAAGGACCAAGACTGGACAACCGAACCGGTGGAAAGTTGGACGGGTACAGACGACGACGACGAACTTATCGAACGCGCGCTTAAGACGGGTGGTGGTGGTGCTATTTTTGGCGATAGGGCCACTTTCAAACACTTATGGGAATGTGACGAGGACGCCCTTGGAAAAGCATATCCAGACACAGAAGGTCAGCGCGCTTATGACGGCAGTAGTGCTGATGCAGCCCTCGCCCAACATTTAGCATTTTGGACGGGTAATAATTGCGAACGCATTCAAAAGCTCATGGAAATGTCGGCCATGGTGCGCGACAAATGGGACCGCGAAGATTACCTTATGAGGACTATCACGCGGGCCGTATCGCTTCAAGACGTTGTTTACTCAGTCCAGCAAGTAGATGACGCTATAGCGCAACAATTTGGCGCTGTAAAACTACGCGCAAACAGTGACCCACAAAGAGACTACGCTGTCAACGTCAGAGCGCAAAAGTTACAAGAATGTTTCGGCGAAGTTGAATTAATAGAAATGTTTTGCAAAGTGCCTACCGCCAAATTTTGGCTAGATAACAAAGACAAAACCACCGAAGAATTGCGTAAAACGTTGACACCAGTAGAAACCGCAGCCGCGCCATTGGCCGAAGATAAAACAGAACCGGAGATATTATCTGGTTATCAATATCTAGGCGCAACTCAGCAAGTAGAATATTTTAAGGGTTGCGTTTATATACAAGAAATACATAAAGTTTTCACACCTAACGGTGCCCTGCTTAAATCTGAACAATTTAACGCCACATACGGTGGTTACACCTTTCAACTGGACGATGGTGGGGATAAAGTCACTCGCAAGGCCTGGGAAGCGTTCACAGAGTCACAAATCGTTAGGTATCCCAAAGCCGAAGCCATGGCGTTTAGGCCACTTGAAGCACCGGGCGCTTTACTTAAAGAGGAGGGAAGGCTGCTACTTAACGCCTATATACCCATAGAAACTAAGCGCCTTGAAGGGGATCCCGCGCCGTTTTTGCTACATCTGGCCAAAGTGCTACCAAGTGAGCATGATCGCGGAATACTACTAGCATACATGGCCGCGTGCATACAGCACAAAGGCATTAAATTTCAATGGGCGCCACTGATACAAGGCGTTGAGGGCAATGGTAAAACGCTGTTTACGAGGTGTGTGGCGTTCGCTATCGGGGATAAATACACGCACTTGCCACCGGCCAGCGAAATATCAGAAAAATTCAACGAATGGCTATTTAATAAATTGTTCATAGGAATAGAAGACGTATACGTTCCTGATCATAAAAAAGAGATAATCGAAGTTCTGAAACCAATGATAACAAACGACCGATTAGCTAAGCGCGCCATGCAAGTCGCGCAGGTAATGGGGGATAATTTTGCCAATTTTATACTAAATAGCAATTATAAGGATGGCATACGTAAAACAAGAAACGACCGTCGCTTTGCGGTTTTTTATTGCGCCCAGCAGTTAGACACTGACATCATACGCGACGGTATGGACGGGTCTTATTTTCCAAAAATATACACTTGGCTCAAAGGTGACGGTTATGCGATTGTCGCCAATTACCTGGCGGATTACGCTATACCTAATGAATTAAACCCAGCGGGTGCATGCCATAGAGCGCCGCAGACTTCTAGCACAGACGAAGCGATATTCGCGTCGCTTGGCGGTGTAGAGCAAGAGATACTAGAAGCAATCGAAGAAGGGCGGCCGGGCTTTGCGGGTGGATGGGTCTCCTCTGTGGCCGTTGAGCGCCTGCTATACGCCATACATGCCACACGTACTATCCCACATAACAAGCGTAAGGACCTACTCGAATCACTCGGCTACGTGTGGCATCCAGCGCTAATTGATGGGCGCGTTAATAATTCCATACCCATGGATGATAATAAAAAGCCGCGCCTCTTTGTTCGTAGGGGCCACATAAACTGCAATATTCAAGGCGCTGCAGAAGTGGCGCGAGTCTATCAAGAAGCGCAGGGCGCCCAGATAGTACCCACTGGTAACGCTGCGGAGGTTTTTAAGGTAAAATGATATGTGCCAAAAGATACCATTCCCAACTAAAAGCGAAGCGCTTGAACACGCCACTTACATACAAACTCAGCGAAAGCATTACACCAAAAAGCTCGGGCGCAGCAAAAAGTCGGGGCGCAAGCTACGCGCTTACGACTGCCGTCACTGCGATTCGTGGCATTTAACAACGCTTAAAAATTAATTACTATTTTATGTTGGCGGCGTCGTCAATATAGCGTAAGGTTAACCCATCGAAGCAAAACACAGCAACCAACCGGAAGAAATATTATGAACGCAACGCAAACAAACTACACCGAAGTCATGACTCACATTGAACGTTTTAAAGCTGATGCCTTGAAGAGTATTGCAAAAAGACAAGAAAAGAAAAATGGAGACCCAAAGCGCGATGCAATGTGTGATGCCAGCATTGAACAGTTTCAAAAAGTTGTTGATTTCAACGGTACCGACAATGAAGAGTTGATGATGATGATTGGCTCTTTAGTCACGGAGTTAAAAATGCCAAACAGCAACAGTTTTATTGCTCAGTTAAACATGTATCAAGCCAACAAATAACCGAAGAGAAAACATTATGACTATCGAAATTCAAGAAAACACATTCGCAGAGGCATGTTTTGAAATAAACACAATTGAAGACCTTGAAATTGCTTTAAAAGAGCCTGTTGATATTTTGGACATGCGCAATTGGGGTTTATCAGAAAGTGAACTACGTGACCAAATAAAATTGGCTTTAAGTGCCTTACAAGAACAGGAGTAAATAACATGCACGCATTTAATAAATTAACACTTGCAGAGTTACAAAATTTCAAACTAGCAAACGACCGAGCTATCGCCGAAGCGTATTTATTGTTGGGTAATTTAGAGACGCATGAGCGCACGCTTGAGTCATACATAGCTAAAAAACAGCCATTCAGCTGGCCATGGGATAAAGCGAAACCATTAGTTCCGGGTCAATACATGTGGAAGTACATATACGCGCCCTGTGATAGCGCTGAGTTCTGCACAATAGATATTAACCGAAACGGCGCTTGGATGGTTCATTTCGGAGAAAATGTATTTCCTTTACACACGGTGCAGCATCGTGAGTGGATCAAATTACCAGACGAAACGG